ACGAATACAATACTTAAAGCAAAGGAAGAAGAAAGAAAAAGAAAAGAGACAGAGAAGAAGAGATTTGCTGAAAAAGAAGAAAGACTTGAAAAACCAAAGGATGAAGGAAAGGAAAGAATAAAACTTCCCGCTGCTCCTAAACTTGGATTTTTGGATAGAATTAAGAAGTTTCTTTTTAATGTTTTTCTTGGATTTGTTGTTTATCGTTTGATTCCACACATTCCCAAAATGATGGGTGTGGTAAAACTTGCAGGACAAGCAATTGAAGGTATTACTGATTGGGGTGGAAAACTTTTAAATGGACTTGTAACTTTTGTTGATTGGGGATATAAAGCATACGATAGTACCAGAAACTTTCTAAAGAATCTTGGTGGAGAAAATACTCTTAAGGTTTTTGATGGGTTTATTGGTGCAATGGATAAGGTGATTGAAGCATCTATTATTGCTGCCATTGCTTTTACTGAACTTGATGGTGGTGGAGGACCTGATACACCAAGAAAAGCAGGAAAGGGAGTTGCTGGTAGAGGAATTTCTAGAGCAGGAAAAAGACTTGGATTAAAACTTATAGGAAAAGATGCAACGAAACAAGTTTTAAGATTTATAAAACCAATTGCAGGAAAATTACCTTTGATCGGTGGACTTCTTGAATTTGGTATTTCTTGGGCTCTTGGAGATCCAATCGGAAAAGCAGCATTTAGAGGAGTTGGAGCAACTCTTTTAGGTGCAATTGGAACTGCTATTGGGGGTCCTATAGGTCTTGCAATTGGAGGACTTGCTGGAGGAGAGATAGGAGGATTTCTTTATGATATAATATTTGGTAATAAATCACCACAAAATAAAAAAGTTCAAGGTCGTGCTCAGGGTGGATCAATTACTAGAGGTGGAAAATTTGTTGGTGGTCCAGCAAGAAGAGAAGTTAAAAAGGATGTAGCAAAAAGACAGGTAAGTATTACGCCACCACAATTGAAACCAGGGTCTGCTGTTGGTGGCGATAAAGTAATTCAAAAAGTATTCCCCAAGGCACAAAAACCTGATACTGTTGATACTTTAGGATATACTAAAGACTACTATAAAAAGACTAGCGATATTCCTTTCTTTGGTCCAATTTTTGGATTAGTTACTAAAACATTATTGGGAGATAAACCAACATCTCTTGATTATGATAATATTGGAAAGGGTTTAAATTCTTGGATGAACAATACTTTTAGTGGAGAAGTATTAAGAACTGGTGGAGCATTCGCGGGTGGTGGCGAAGTCAATGCTGAAATGTTTATGAAAGGTGAAGATCTAACAAAAGTCATTGCAAAATCAGTGGAAGAGAGTGTTTCGTCAAGACTTGATGATACGATGAATGAATTGATGGAGCAATTAAGATTGAAACCATCAACAGCTCCTGCCGGAGTTCCTGGTACTCAACAACCAGGACAACCTGATATGATTGATATACAGGGAGGAGATGCTGATTTTTGGACTTTAGTTGCCGTTGCTTCAAGAGAAGATGGAGATCCTCAAGCGTGGGCTGATGTTGCTCAATCAGTTTATAACAGACTTGCATCTGGTGCTTACTCTGGAAAAACAATTAAAGATCTTATTCTTGGTCAGATGCAATATGAACCAACTTGGAAATTCCCTAGACCAGGAGTAACAGGAAAACCAAATCAGGAGTGGTATCAGATTAAAGATGCTGCAAGTGCTTCTTTAGCTACTGGCCAATCTGAAGAAGCAATGAAAAAAGTTGCTGCTGCACTTTTGGATTCTACATTACAGAAGAATGCAAGAGATTTTATTCAGGGTAGAACTGACTTTAGAGGATATAGTGTATCTGGTGGTGTTCAAAGAAAATCTGGAGATAATTATTTTGGATGGTACAATAATTACAGAGCAAACAAGATAGGATCTGTTCCTAATTTTGGAGCAACAACAGTTGCTGGTTCTGGTCCTGGAATGACTGGACCTCTTGGAACTGGAAGAGTCGGTGCAGTAGATCAATTTACTTCTATTGCTAGAAAATTTGGATTGCAATTAACAAGTGATTATCGCCCAGGAGATAGTGGATATCACGGAAGAAATAGGGCGAGAGATTATTCTAATGATAGTGTTGGTAGTGGAACTCCCCAACAGTTAGCATTCGCAAAATACCTTGTTGAAAATTATGGATCATCTCTTACGCAACTGATCTATACACCACTTGGATTTGGTATTGCAAATGGTAAAAAAGTTGGTTTAGATTATTGGGGACCTTCAACAAATGCACAACATTACCACCACGTTCACGTTGCACTTGCAAAAGGCGGATTAGTAAGAGGATTCACGAGAGCAATCATTGGTGAAAAGGGACCAGAGTTTGTAATTGATGCAGATTCTACTGCAGCACTGGAACAAAACTTCCCTGGATTTTTGGATGCAATTAATAAGGCAAATTATGCTGAAGCAATTAATGTCTTAAGAAACTATGCTTCCTACGAATATGGTGCAGGAATGGAAGTAGTTGTTGAACAACCAGAACCCGAAGTTGTTCCAGTAATGATGCCTATGCCTATGGGTGGTTCATCTTACGATTCATCCTTTGGTGAAGGCGAATCTTTTGATGGACTTTACAATAGAGGGTAAATAGAATAAAGAGGTATGTTATAAATGTCTCAAAAGACAGTAGAACAAAGATTAGTTAATCTAAAAAACATTTTAGTCATATCAAATGATGGAGTCACAAAGAGTGATAAACTCCCTGATATGTTTACTGACTTTTATTATTATGAGAGTATCTTGAATGAGACAATACGAGCACAAATCATATACGCAGATAATGGTCAGACCATTCAAAAAAATGGAGTTTATAAAACACTCCTTGATGGTCTACCGCTGAATGGAAAAGAAAAAACTACTATCACAATGGTAGATCCTCAAGGTGTAGAGATTAAAGTTGATCTATTCGTAAACAAGATTACACCAATGACTAAAGATTCTTTAAAGTCTTTAGTTGGATTAGAGTTTGTATCAAAGGAAGGACTTCTAAACTTTAAGTCAGTGTTGAATAAAAGATATGATGGTAAAATCTCTGATCATATTAAAAGCATTTTAACTGATTCTAAACTTCTTGGATCTGAAAAGAAATTAGACATAGAAGAAACAGAAAACACTTTAAACTTTACTGGAGATCAAAGAAGACCTTTTTATGCATTAAACTGGCTTGCTAAAAAAGCAGTTCCAAGAACACAAAATGCAAAAGGAAACACTGCTGGATTTTTCTTTTTTGAAACTTCTGAAGGATTTAAGTTTAAATCTATTGATGGAATGTTATCGGAAACTGATCCATCAGGTGGAAAGAAAAGGATTAAAAGTTTTGCATACAATCAAACTGTAGATCTACCATCTGGATATGATGGAAAAATCCTAGAGTTAGTTCCACCAACTCCAAGTGGTGATATGCAAACTAAAGATGAAGCAGGTACATATTCAACAAGAACAATATTGTTCAATCCATTCAATTGTTTTTATGAAGTAATCACACCAAACTCTCAAGTAGAAAAGGGATTACCAGGTTCAGAAAGTAATTTACAGAAAGCAGGTAAAAATTTACCAAAGTTAAATCCAGAATTAAATCGTGCTGAACAGGGAAGAGACTTTACCCGAACCCAATACATTCTTCTTGATACTGGAACTCTTCCAACAGGAGATACAAAACAGCAGATTGAAAAAGCAAAAACACAAAACTTTGATCCTAAAAATATTTTAGGACAATCTGTAATGAGATACAATCAATTGTTTTCATCCAAAACAACGATTACAATTTATGCAGATTTTAGTTTACACGCAGGAGATTTGATTTATATTGACACCCCATCTCACGACACAAGCACTACTAAACAAATGGATGATAACTTGGGGGGATATTATGTGATCGCAGATTTATGCCATTATATCAATATAACAGAAGGTGGATATACCAAAATTACAGCAGTCAGAGATTCTGTTGGTAAGAAAGGATCTCCTACATATTATCCTTTTGGAAAATAGTTTGTTAAATAGTAAATAATACTTGCATTCCTATTATGGATAGCGTAGACAAGCACATTGAAGCTGACAAGAAAATTTTGGATGATCCTACAACATCTCCACAAGCAAGACGCCACACAGAAGAAGAACTGGCAGCACTTGAAAGATGGGTTGAAAATCATCCAGGAGATGAACACGACCCAACACCTTTAGAACTGTACTGTGATACTAATCCAGATGCATTAGAATGCAGAGTGTATGAAGACTGATGGCTGAAAGCACCTTATTCAATCCAGGATTTTTGGGTGGTGGATTTAATTGGTGGATCGGACAGATTGCCGATGACTCCACCTGGCGAGATAATATATCTGCAGGAAAAATTGCAAATAAGAACAGTGTTCCTGGATGGGGGTACAGATATAAAGTAAGAATTATTGGTCTTCACGATCAAGAAGAAGAAACTATTAATTCCAAAGAACTTCCCTGGGCACAGGTGATGTATCCCATCACTGCTGGTGGTGGACAGGCTGGAGCATCACAGACACCAAATATCCGTCAAGGAATGTTTGTATTTGGTTTCTTCCTTGATGGACAGGATCAACAAGTTCCAGTCATTATGGGTGTGCTAGGTAATAATGCACAGACTTCACTTTCTAATAAAACTGCACTGACTGGTGGAAAGAATTTTTCTGGACAAAGTGGGTATGCGAATACTCAAGAACCTAAAACAGGATCAAAGAAAGAAAAAGTTCCTGATGAAGATAAGGCAGTTGTAAAACCAAAAGCACCAGAACAAGCAAAAGAGTGTGCCCCCATACCTCCAGGATTTACTCTTGATAAGTATGGAATTCCAATTGGACAAGCAACAAAAGCACAGTTAGCAGATATACAAAGTGCAGCTAAGGAAGCAACTTCAAAAAATATTCCACAGGGTCCAGAGTTTGATAACTTCATTAAACAAAAAGTAGCACTGGGAGTTAAGGACCGCTGCAGGGATGCAAACTCACCATCATCAGCATCACAACCAGGAGCAACAAAAGAAAGCACCGATGTTCACCAAACAAGTGCAGGTGATAGAAAAAGACAGGATAAGTATGAAGAACCAATACCTATGCTGAAACCTGACGATAAAGTTGGGTCTGCAATGAAATGTATTCAAACAACTTTAGATAAGTTGATGAAGCAAATAGCAAAATATTTAAATGCACTAAAATGCTATGCTGATGCTGCGTCACTCATCATTGGTAGAATTCAAAACCTGATTGCAAGTGCTGCTTGTATTATTGCAAAGTATCTAAAAATAATCTTTGATAAGATTATGGAATATGTTTTGAAGTTGTTGAATAAAGAACTTACCAGAGCAGTATCAGCAACACCTTCAAGTATGAGATCAATGTTTGGTGATATCAAAGAAAATCTAACCGAACTTATTCTATGTCTTTATAACAAAATTACAAGAGGACTATGTGGATTAATTGAAGCACTATTACTTGCTGCAATCAAACCACAACAACTAGAACAGCAAGCAAGAGATAGCGTAACTAACCAAAGAAAAAATGCAGAAGTTCCAATTTGTTATGCAGAAGAAATCGTAGGTCAAGTTCTTGCATTAAACAAAGATCAAATTACAGAAGCAAATAATGCAATACTTGAAAATACAAATGCTTTTCTTGAAGACATTCAGAATCAAATTTCGGGAGTTAGTGGATCTCTTGCAGACATCACTTCTTTGATTGGTAATATCAGTGGAAGCATTACTTCTGCTCTTAATTTTACGAATCTTAAATTGAATATTTTTGGATGCGAACTTGCACCAAATGTTGCTGTTGCAGACTTCTATACTTTAGCAAGAGGTGGAGCATCACAACCAGAATCACAATTACCAAACAATAAGTCCATTGAAAACGTCGCAGCAAAATCTCCACCAGCAGTCACCACAACTCCAGAGGTTCCTTATGCAGAACCTAAAACTACGACACAGATCCGCCAGGGGCGCTAATAAATAATCATTATGAAAAAAGGGATAGAAGCATAAAGTAATGTCGTTTGATATCTTTGGTCCTGCATCAAAAGACGCTATCAAAGTCGGGTATATTTCTACCGACAGAGGATTTGTTGATGGCGTTTCTGTATGCGAAGCAAACGATTATGCTAAATTAAATCCAGGAACTCGTTTTATTTTTAGAAATAGAAACGTAATAAGATATCTTAATATTAATGATGTCAATAATCTAACACCAAATGACATAGCACCAACAGAGGGTGGGTGTTCTGGAGTAACTTTTGATTCTGAATGTGGACCCCCACAAGTTTATTTTTATGGTGGTGGTGGAGTAGGAGTCCAGGGTAATCCTGTGATTGGTGAAGATGGTTCTTTACTAGCAATTGATTTGGTTGAAGGTGGATATGGATATCAATACGAACCGATTGTAGAGGTTAAGGATAGATGTAATGTCGGTGTTGGTGCGGTCACCCGTGCTGTGCTTGGAGAGATTGTAGAAACAGTAGAAGTCTTTGATAGAGAAGAAGACTTTGAAGAATATGAAATCTGTGAACCAACTGATGTTGGATATGGATTAAGATATGGTCCTGATGGACAACCAATAGGTCCTTGGGAACCAACGTTGTATGCAAATCTAACCAAAGACCCCATTGCTTTAGAAATCAAAGAGTATCAAGACTTCTTAAGAGAACTGCAAAATCCTTGGTGGAGTACAAGAAAAGAACCACCATTAAGAATGACTTCGGCATCTAAAGTTACAAGAACAAAGTTCAACGTAGATTATCCTGCGTGGAATGAGTTTATGAATTCATTTGCAATATCACCAGTTCCTAAATCAAACGTTCCTGGAAGTGACTTCGCAGGTATTCCATTTACGTTTGAATGGGAAGAAGATTTTCCTTATGATGGTGAATATATTTTCAGAGGTTTATGTGATAATAAGGCAGAACTTTATTTGGACAACATAAAGATAGATGATCTAAAAAGTTTTAAAGATTCTCCAAATAAAATTCAAAAGACAATAAAGGCAGGTGTTCATAGAATTCGTCTTGATTTATTGAATGTTCCCATCAAAGAAAAGGTTTTAACACAGAAGACACAGCAAACCACAACCACTGGTTCTAACTTAAAACTTAAGTTTGTTCAAAAAGGATCTAGTTACTACATCGAAGCTAGTGGAAATGGTAGTGGTGAAGCACTTATTGTAATGGATGTAAATGATGCCCCATATATTGCAGGACTTGCTGCTAGAGAAATTATTATTCCAACAGACTCTGGAAAATTAAAATTTACGAGAAAGGGATCTACTAATATTGGTACATTTGTAAGTGATATTGGTATAGAGAGAGAAGAAACAATTAAAAAGAAAGGAAAATTTACTGCAGGAAAAACTTATGGTCCCATTGAAATTATAGGAGCAGGAGCTGCTGCAGGGTCTCCGCGAGTAAGTAATAATAAATTAGGTCTCTTGGATGCTGATGGAACCGACGAAAATATTAAAATCACAATTGCAGATATTAATAATGATAAAGATACTTCGACTACAACAACATCATCAATTCCATCCTCTTCAGGAGTTCAAACCAGAAGAGTTTTTAACACGATAGATTATATTAACAGAGCAGACAGGAGACTTTGGAGAACTTTTCCAACTGTGGGTAGAGATGGTGATTTCATTCATC